TGACCTCCTTCCAACTGGAGGAGTGGTTGTGGGAAGGCAACCCCACCTCCATGGAGCAGCAGGCAATCCTGCAGGAACTGGCAACCCGCCAGCAGCGCCTGGAAGCAATCGCGGACCTGCTCTGGTGAACCCTGCGGGGTGGGTTGACGCCTGCCCCCCACACCCCCTACAATACTCTCAGTTCACAGGACACCGCCTCATGACCCGCCAGAACCTGGAAACCGAACTGCTGAACGACTGGAATCAGGTCATGGCAGACCTGACCCCCGCCGAACGTGAGGCACTGGCCGCGGCGACCCCTAAGGACTGGTTCGCTGCCATCGCTGAACTGATTGCCGACCCCACCTTCTGGCAGGGTCTGGGCATCGCCTTCCTGGAGGGCATCGCTAAGGGTCTGGAGGATTTCAACGCCGACCGCTGATCTGCTACAATACTCTCATCCGCAACGGACCCCGATGACCGACCTCTGCTTCCCCGCTCAGATCGCTGAAATCACCAACCCCGACAACGGGACCATCTACTGGATCGAAGCGGCATACGCTGCCAAACTCCACGGTCTGTGGGATGACTTCCGCACCGACTACGGAACGACTGCTGCCTTCGGTGGGGTCGATGCTGGCGAATTCCTGGAGTGGTTGGGGTATTGACCCCTGCCCCCTGACCCTGTAGAATTCCAAAGCAAACGCACCCCAGACCCATGGCACTCTACAACTGCGCCTCTGACCTTGCCACCCGCCAGACCATCTGGGTCAGCACCAACGTCGTGAAGGGGCGTCCTCAGTTGAACTCTCACCGTGCCGACCGTGCTGGCGCTTCCCTGGCATCTGCTGGCATCGACGGATTCTGTGCCGCCGAACTGGCAGGACTCCACACCGACTACGTTGGGCGGGGTTGACGCCCTGCCCATCGACCGACTACAATTCTCTCAGTTCACACCCCCACCCATGATGCAACCCGCTCCGATGACCGCCGCCGAACTGAACGCCGCCATCGCCTCAGGTGCCATGTCCTTCCGCCGCCTGCCCACCGCCCATGGCGCTAGCGCCAATCGTTGGGCATCGCGTATCAAGGGCGGCAGCAGCAGGGTCCGCACCCATGGCGGCGCCGCTGGTTCCCATGGCACCCGCATGAGCACCGCTAACAGCGCACTGGCAGACGTGCGCTGAGGCAGCAGGGGGCATTCGTTCGTGAATCGGCAGTGCCCCCGCCCGTCGCCGTCCGTGGCGCGGGGGGCGTTATATAATGCCCAACCTCCCCTAATCTATAAAGTGTTACGGAAACGAGCTCTTTATTTACAATAAAAACAAAAAAATCCGGAAAAATAAAAAAATGATATATAAGAAAAAGTAAAAAATAATACCACGGTATGCAAAAAAATTTTGGGAAAAATTTGGCGACCATAGAGTCCGATCCATTAACTGGCCAGTATCACATTATAATTCCAGAATGGATTATTAATGAATTCGAATGGTACGAAGGTACGGAAGTCAATATAGAAATTGATTCAAAATCAATGATTATTTCAGAATCTAATTAAAATAGAAATATTGACATCCTCTATATAATACTGTATGATACTGAAGTAATTACACATTCTTATGGCTAAAGGATTTACTGTTAAAGCAAAGGCGCCTATCGCATCGGAGCAAGAATGGGACTATAATAAAGCAAGAGAAATGATTGCTGGAAAAACCATTGTATTTTGCCTTCCTGGACGAGGAGTCTCATATACATATTTGAAAAACTTTGTTCAACTCTGCTTTGATCTTGTGCAGAGTGGTGCAAGTATTCAAATTTCCCAAGACTACAGTTCAATGGTAAACTTTGCTCGTTGCAAATGTCTTGGTGCAAATGTTCTCCGTGGTCCAGATCAAATTCCTTGGGACGGAAAACTAAACTACGACTATCAATTGTGGATTGATAGTGACATCGTCTTTAATACCGAAAAATTTTGGCAACTTATCCTGATGGATAAAGATATTGCAGCTGGATGGTACTGTACAGAAGATGGTATGACCACATCTGTAGCACACTGGTTGGATGAAGAAGATTTTCGTGGTAATGGTGGTGTCATGAATCACGAAACTCTCGAAAGCATTTCAAAGCGTCGCAAACCATTTACAGTCGATTATACTGGGTTTGGATGGTTGCTAATTAAGCACGGTGTTTTTGAACATTCTGAAATGAAATATCCCTGGTTCGCACCGAAAATGCAAGTCTTCGAATCCGGAGAAGTGCAAGATATGTGCGGTGAGGATGTTTCTTTCTGTCTCGATGCAAAAGAAGCAGGATTTGAGATTTGGTGCGATCCTCGCATCCGTGTCGGACATGAAAAAACCAGAATTATCTGATATAATGTCCACCAAACGTTATAACATTCTTTGTAAAGGGAGAAGGATATACTCTTCTCTCACAGAAGAAGAATATTTCGATGTTATGGAGGACCTGTCCATAGAATTTTATCAGACAGGTTCTCCAAATCCTGAAGATATTGAAACTGAAATTTTATTGGAGAATAATGCATGGCAAAGTCAAAAGTCGGTTTGAATAAGAGCTCTTATATTCCTGGACCTCCTAAAAAAACTCGTCAAGGAGATGGTGACGGGACAAAATACTCTTCAACGTCTCGCAATAATGCCAGAAAAAAATATAGAGGGCAAGGAAAAGGATGAGTTATTTCCTAGATGTCAATGAAGAATGGGACCAAATACACCCAAAGGACATCTGGGCATATAATAAATTATCTTTAAGTCGGAATTTGGGTTATGTTTGTGGTCCAGCTGGAACCACCGTACCCAAATCCGACTTTTATATTGTCCGCCCATGCATTAATTTACTTGGTATGGGGCGCTTTGCTCGTAAAGAATGGATTGATAAAGAAACAGAACACTTTCATCCTTCTGAATTTTGGTGTGAATTGTTTCAGGGACCTCATTTAAGTGTTGATTTTCATGAAAAAAAGTCAAAACTTGTAGTAATGGGCGAAAAAGATGTAGATGATCCCTTGTACAAGTGGAAAAAATGGTCAAAAATTGATGTCGAAGTAAATTATCCATCAATTTTGAATGATTTGGTAGGTCAATATGAATGGATTAACTGTGAATTTATTGGAAATCGTCTAATTGAGGTGCAATTTCGCCAAAATCCAGATTTTCGCTACGGAAATTCGGTTGCAATTCCAGTCTGGAATAAAAAAATAAATAAAAATAGTAAGAATTATCGATTTATAGAAGATAAAGAATATAATACTTATCTAAGAAAAGGATTTTATGTCGATTAAGGGATAGAAACCCCTTAAAAAGTTCTAATTCAACCTTTTAGAACAAAGAAAATGGCAATGCATCCAAATCCAGACAGAAATTCAAAATATATGTACCAAATGTGGGGTACAAATCAATTAGTCACAGATTATTCGTCTAATCTTGAGCAAAAAAAAGTACTTCAAGAGATTATGCACGATGAAATTTCAAACTCAAAGCACAATTTGAAAGAGCAATCCGAATTGCATCAAAAAATTCGTAATGATGAAGATTATGATGACTGGGAATATGGCACGGAGCCTGTTTATGGAATTAAGCCATAAATAAAAATACATATCTTTACTAAAAAATGGCAACAGACAGAATGTCTAGGGGATTTAAGGATATAAGCCTGTCTTTCGATATGCACCCTATCACCAAAGACATTCTTGTTCTTAAGAACGAAGATGCGATTAAAAAATCTATTCGTAATATTATTCAAACATTACCATATGAAAGATTTTTTAATCCTCTTTTTGGAACTGATGTAAGAACAAGCCTATTTGATTTTATCGATTTTGGTACGGCATCAATTCTTCAAGAACAACTTACAGTTTCTATTGAAAATTTTGAATCAAGAATTTCAAATTTAAGAATTGATGTTCTCCCTAAACCAGATGAATATGGATTTGAAATCACAGTCGATTATACAATCATTGGGCAAGAATTACAACCACAGCAATTTACATATATTTTAGAGGCAACCAGGTAAAATAAAATGCCTTTTACAAAATTTACTAATTTAGATTTTGATCAAATAAAAACATCGATCAAAGATTATCTAAGAGCCAACTCAACATTCACCGACTTTGATTTCGAAGGATCTAATTTTTCGGTACTAATTGATACGCTAGCATATAATACTTATATCACGGCATTTAATTCTAATATGATAGTAAATGAGTCTTTTCTAGACTCTGCAACTATAAGGGAAAATGTCGTTTCACTTGCTAGAAATATAGGATATGTACCAAAATCAAAAATTTGTGCAAAAGCAAATGTCTCTTTTGATATTTCTGTCCCAAATGGAAATATTCAACAACTTATTTTAAAAGCCGGATTAGTGTGTGTAGGTGCAATTGATAAAACCTCATATACTTTTTGTGTTCCAGAAGATATAACAGTAAATATCAACAATGGAATTGCATCTTTTCAAAATATTGAAGTATATCAGGGAATATATTTAACAAAAACTTTTACGGTTGATAATTCATACAATCAGAGATTTATTTTATCCAACCCAGATATTGATACTTCGACTATTGTAGTTAAAGTAGGGACAAAGGAATATAAAAAAATAGATAATATTTTAAAAGTCGATAAAAATTCTGAAATATATTTACTGCAGGAAGTACAGGACGAAAAATACGAACTACTTTTTGGGGATGGAATTATTGGTAAAAAATTGACAAGCGGTGAGACTGTAACCGTAAGTTATATTACTACTCTTGGTAAAGAAGGTAACGGAGCGTCTTTCTTTTCATACTCCGGAACAACAACTGATAATAATGGAATTTTTGTTAATCCATCAGGAACGGTTTCGGTAACAACTTTAAATCGAGCTTCTGATGGAGGTGATATAGAATCAATTGATTCGATAAAATACTTTGCTCCAAGACTTTACTCTTCACAATATCGTGCTGTTACTGCAAAAGATTATGAATCTATAATTCAACTAATATATCCAAATACAGAATCAGTGTCTGTTGTTGGTGGTGAAGAATTGGATCCTCCACAGTATGGAAGAGTTTTAATTAGTATTAAACCAAAAAATGGTATTTCAATATCAGATTTTACAAAAACTCAGATATTAAATGATTTAAAAAAATACTCAATTTCTGGAATCAACCAAGAGTTAGTTGATGTTAAACTAATTTATGTTGAAGTTGAATCAGATGTTTTTTATGATTCATCTAAAGTTAGTAATATAACTGAGTTAAAAGGTAAGATAATGTCATCATTGGAAACATATTCAAAATCTATAGATTTGAATAAATTTGGAGGAAGATTTAAATATAGTAAACTTCTTCAAATAATTGATAATGTCGATAGTTCTATCACCTCAAACATTACCAGAGTTGTAATGAGAAGAGATATGAAGTCTGTATTAAATACATACTCTCAATATGAAATTTGTTTCGGAAATCAATTCCATAAAAGAACTGATAAACCTACTATAAAAAGCACTGGATTTAGATTAGAGGACGATCCGGACATGGTGTATTTTAGTGATGTTTCCCAGGAAAATAGTGAAATTGGAACATTATCTATCATAAAACCATCTTCAGAACCCGATATTTACGAAATTGTTAAAAAGTCTATAGGAACAGTAAATTATAAAAAGGGTGAAATAATTGTTAATACTGTTAATATAGTTGAAACAGAATTAGATGATGGAATTATTGAAATACAGGCTCTTCCAGAATCAAATGATATTATAGGTTTGCAGGATTTGTATTTAATTTTCGATACTGGTAAAAGCACTATAAATATGGTTAAAGATACAATATCTTCTGGAGAACAGATTTCTGGTACAAATTTCCCAGTAAGATCTAGTTATTCAAACGGAAAATTAACGAGGTAGTGTTAGAAATATGATTACAACTGGTTTTGACTCTAGAGTCAAGGTACAACAAATTATCAAAAATCAGTTACCAGAATTCTTATTATCAGAATCACCGAAAACTGTTGAATTTCTAAAACAATATTACATTTCTCAAGAATATCAAGGTGGTCCAATTGACATTGTTGAGAATTTAGATCAATATTTAAATTTTAATAATTTAACTCCAGAAGTAATAAATGGAAAAACCACCTTAAATGGTGATATAACTGATACTAGTGAAACTATTTTTGTAAATTCTACTAAGGGATTTCCAAAAAGTTATGGATTATTAAAAATTGATGATGAAATAATAACATATACCGGTATTACTACTAATAGTTTTATAGGATGTATTAGATCTTTCAGTGGAATTGTATCATATAAACATCAAAATAATCCAGAAGAATTAGTTTTTTCAAAATCTTCTGCAAAATCTCATAGTTCAGGCTCTATTGTCAGTAATTTGAGTGTTGAATTTTTAAAAGAATTTTACAAAAAACTTAAGTATTTGTTTGCTCCTGGATTTGAAGATGTTAATTTTGTAAGTGATTTAAATGTAAATAATTTTATAAAACAAATTCGTAATTTTTATGAAGGAAAAGGGACTGATGATTCATTTAGAATTTTATTTAACGTTCTTTATGGAGTAGATCCTAAAGTTGTTAATTTAGAAAATTTTCTTTTTAAACCATCAAATGCAATTTTTATAAGAAGAGAAATATTAATTACAGAAAGAATTAGTGGAAATCCTAATAATCTAGTTGGTCAAACAATTAGAAATAAATCAAATACTGCATCTGGTCCAGTTTCAGAAGTTGAGATTATATCTAGAAAATCTAAAACTCTTTACAAAATACAATTATTTGCTGGGTACAGTGAAAAAAGTCTTATAGAAGGTACATTTGAAATTACACCTAAAACGAAAGTTTCTGATTTTGTTCCATCAGGTTCTTCTTCAATTGCAGTTGACAGTACAATTGGATTCCCTAAATCTGGTATTTTAATTTGTGGAGAAAATGATAACATTAGATACACCGATAAAACAGTAAATCAATTTTTTGGATGTACTAATATACTACATGATATTAGTGTTGCTTCTGATATTAGATCGGATAATACTATCTATGGTTATGAAAATGGCGATACCTCTAAACTTGTCGAATTGAGAGTTACTGGAGTACTTTCTGACATCTCAAATAAGGATAAGTTTAATTTATTAATAGATAATGAATCTATTAAAGTTAGGAATATAGGGGAAAAAATATTTAACAATAATGAAACTTATAAAGAATTTTTCTTTAATACTTGGATTTATAATGTCAGAACAAGATATGACATTGAAAATTTTATAAACAATCAAATTACACTTTATGAAACTCCAGATAAATCAAGTTTAAAGAGATTTGATATTGTAGATATTTTAGATATTAATTCCGAAAATATAGTTTTATCTGATGCTAAAGTTATTAGCATATCTTCGAAGATAATAACTTTAAATAAAAATATAACAGGTGTAAATCCCAATAGAAGATTAACTGTAAGGAGAAAATATAATTATTCTAGCACCCATAATTCTTCAAATATTAATTTAAGTTCAAATAAAATTCTATCTAATGTTCAAAATACATATAACGAATTTAATGAATATGCTTATGTTGCTTCAAATTCACTACCAGACTATCCAATAAGTAAATCAATATATTCAAATACTATATCAATAACAGAATCTACAGATTTTAATCTAGTTTATGGTGGATATAATAAACTTACTGATTTATATTCTATTTTAATTTTTGATAATGATATTCCTTTTGTGACCGGAGATGCCGTTGTCTATACTGGAACGGGAACAGAAATAGAAGGTCTTACTTTTGGAACAGTTTATTATGTTGAACTTATAAAAGAAGGTACTAGAAAAAATAAAATAAGATTATATAATTCTAGATCTTTTATTAATACCAATAGTTACATTGAATTTGGTATTAATAAAAATGTATCAAAACATACTTTTACATTAAATCAACATTATAATAGAAAAATATTCCCTAAAAAATCATTACATAAAATACCATTAAGTGTTAATAACCAGTCAGGAAATAATAAAAAAACTAAATCAGGACCTATAGGTGTTTTGATTAATGGTGTAGAGATTATTAATTATAAAAGTGATGATAGGATTTACTATGGTCCTATTGAATCTGTTAAAGTTTATAATGGAGGTATTGACTATGATGTCGTTAATCCACCAACGATAGAAGTATCAAAAGTTGGAATTGGAACTACAGCACTAGTTCAAGCAGTTGTCAACGGTTCAGTCAAAGAAGTTATTGTCGATCCACAGCAATTTAATATAAGTAAAATTCTCTCAGCATCTATTATAGGTGGTAATGGATTTGGTGCGAAAATACAACCAATTTTATCTAAAAAATATAGAGAAATAGAATTTAATGGAACACAACTAACGTTTGGTTTGCCAAATGGTGGGGTTGATATTGCCAATGAGACGATAACCTTTAAAAAAGAACATAATCTAGTTGATGGTGAAAAGATAGTATATGATAGGAATGGTAATCAACCCTTAGGTATAGGTAATTTTGGAGGTTCAAACACAAATCAAGAAAAATATCTTATTAGTGGATCTATATATTATCCTAAAGTTATTAACCCTAGAACAATATTATTATACAATAGCGAAAATGATTATATTTCTGGAATTAATACTATTGGATTTACGACTTCAAACCTAGGTGGAGTGCATAAATTTAGATTGTATGAGGAATCAAATACAATATCAGAAATAAAAGTTGTAGATTCTGGATATGATTATGAAAATAGAAAACTAAGAGTTCTGCCAATTGGAATATCAACCTTTTCCAGTATAATAACATATGAAAATCATGGATTTAGAGATGGAGCAGTTGTTAGATATTCATACGAAAAGAGTAAAATATCTGGTCTATCAACATCTAATCAATATCATGTTATAAAAATTAGCGATTCGGAGTTCCAGTTAGCTGATGGTGGACCAGTTTCTGTTTCACCATCACTTGATAATTTTAATAAAAAGAATTTTGTAAAGATAAAATCTTCAGGTGAAGGTTATCAAATATTCGAATATCCAAAAATTGAAGTTATTATTAATGCTGAGATAATAGGTTCTGGAAATACAATAATAGCTACTCCTATTGTTCGGGGTAAAATTGTTGATGCATATTTGTATGAGAAGGGAACAAATTATGGTTCTAAGATTTTAAATTTCCACAAAAAACCATTTCTATTCATCAAAAATGGTCAAGAATCTCAATTAAAACCTATAATTTCTGATGGAAAAATAGTAAATGTTGAGGTCCAAAATGGAGGAAAATTTTATAATGCTCCCCCAGATTTAATAATTACTGGTGATGGACAGGGTGCAAAATTAAGATCGATTGTTGAAAATGGAAAAATAGTCGATGTTGTGGTAATTAATTCGGGAACAAATTACACAATTAACAAGACAAAAATTAGAGCACAGTCTCCCGGAAGAAATTGTGTCTTAGATTCATCTGTTAGATTTTTAACTGTTAATAATTATTCTCGTTTTTCTGATGAAATTCTTTATAATTATGAAAATGACTTTTCTTATGGTGTAGTTGGATATTCAACAGATAGAGAAGGTCAATCATTCTTAGATCCAGATAGTCCAGGATTACATTCAAAAGTAATTGGATGGTGTTATGATGGAAATCCAATTTATGGTCCTTTTGCATTTGAAAATCCAGAAGATTTGAATTCCCAAATTGTCACATTAAAATCTGGTTATAGTGCATCTTTTGATAATGTAGTAGATCGTCCAATTGATGATTCTTTTCCATTAGGATTTTTTGTTGAGGATTATAAGTTTGATTCTAAGGGCGGATTAGATGTCCATAATGGAAGATTTTCAAAAACCCCAGAATTTCCAAATGGAATATATGCTTACTATGTTGGTCTCTCTACCGACAGTTCAACTTCAAAATTAATTCCACAATTTCCATATTTTATAGGCGATACTTACAGAGCTAGTTTTGATGAAAGTAGTTTAGACCAATATTTTGATTTTAATAATTCAAATTTAATTAGAAATACTTTTCCATATAGAGTTAATCAAGAATATTCTAATAATGATTTTATAGTAGAGTCTTCAAAAGAATCATTACAATTATCTGTTGTTGAATCTGTATCTAGAGGTGATATTGATTCTTTTAATATTGTAAATCCTGGAGATAACTATAAAGTTGGAAATTCTATCATTTTTAATAATGATGGCAGCGGAGGAAGTGGAGCATCTGCAGAGGTTTCTGAGATAGTTGGTAAAAAAGTTTTAAATATTCAAACTTCGTATGAAAAATTTGAAAATTCTATTGTCACTAAAGAGTCTAACAATTTAGTTAGAATTTATACGAATAATTATCACCAATTTAAAGATCAAGATTTTATTAAGATATCTGGAGTGACAACATACATTGATGGATTAGAGAAATCTCACATTATAGGAGTTTCTTCAGAAAACACATTTCTTGTCGATAAAATTTTACCAAATACAGGAATTGTAACTGATATTTACGTTTCTTCTATTAGTCCTTTACTTAAACCAAATTTTAATATTGGTATAGGTTCTGAAACTCTTAAGGTTTTAAATATTTTCCCATCTGAAAATGTTTTAAGAGTGGAAAGGGGTGATGTTTTAGAGTCTCACACACAATCTAGTCAAGTTAACTATTTTAATCATTCATTTACAATTCCACTAGAAACTAAGCATTTTGATTCATCTGAAAACTTTAAAGTATTTTTTAATCCAAAAGAAACGGTTGGATTGGGAACTACTTCTGGGTTGGAAAATACCTTAAATTTTTATGTTGGAAAAACTAAAAAAAGTATTTCTATTCCAACTAGAAGTATATACATTCCAAATCATGGGTTTAAAACAAATCAAATGGTTTTATTAACTAAACCAGAATCTTCAAATTCATTACTGGTTTCTAATGTCTCTGGGGGAGCGGAATTTACTATACCACAAAATGGAAACAGTCAATATGTTTACATAATTAATAAATCTAAAGATTTCATTGGAATAGTTACACAAGTTGGATTGACAACCACTCAGGGATTATTTTTTAACGGGTACGGATCTGATAACTATTTTTATAGTATTCAAGATACTTCTAAGCAAGTAACTGCAACAGTAGACAAAATAAAATCAAAAATAACAACTACAGATTCTCACGAATTACTTAATAATGATTCTATTAAGTTAAATTTAAAGTCAAATTTATCTGTTGGTATAGGTAGTACTGAATTAAATCTCAGATATTCTAATGACGTTAATCAATTATTAGTTAATCCTATCGGATTTTCATCTTCATCTGTCAATATTGAAAATGATAAAATTTATATACAAAATCACGGATATTTAACTGGCGATAAAATTTTTTATAAGGCTTATGATGACATCGTATCAGGTTTAACAACTGGAATTTATTATGTTGTTAGAATAGATGATAATTATTTTAGATTGGGAGAAACTTATTTCGATTCAACTTCCACCGATCCAAATTATGTTAGTATTGCAAGTAGTGGTGGAACAAATCAAGAAATAAGTTTAATAAATCCAAAAATTAATGTAACTAGAAACAACAATTTAATTTTTAATGTCTCACATCCATCTCTTATTGGATATCAATTAAAATTCTATTACGATCCCAAATTCTTAAATGAATTTATTTCTACAGGAAAATTATCAGATTTTTCTGTAGAAAGAATAGGAGTACCCGGAGAGTCATCATCTGCAAAATGTAAATTAATTTATGATGATTTATTACCAAATAAATTATATTATTCTTTAGAAAAAAATGGAAAATCTATAATCCAGGTATATGATAATAATGCTCCAGAAATTTCTTATGTTGATAGTTTATATGATGGCGAATATAAAGTTTTTGGCGTAGGGACAACCGATTTTTATATTAACCTCAATTCTGTTCCAGAAAAACTTTCTTATCAGATATCTGAATTAAAAAGTGTAAGTTATACAACTGATTCTAAAAATGTCTCCGGACCAATTTCTAAAATAAAGTTAATAAGTAAAGGTTCAAATTATAAAAAATTACCAAAAATAAGTGGTTTGAGTGCTTCTAATGCAAATTCTGTCGGATCAAATGCGATTATTAGTCCAAATAGTACTACAATAGGAAATCTCAATCAATTTAGAATTGTTAATGAAGGATTTGATTATTCTTGTGATAGAACATTAAGCCCAGAAACTGATACTTTAAAATATATACGTTTAAAAAATTCACAAAAAATAACAAATATTGAGGTTCTTAATAGTGGGAAAAATTATGTTTCAGAACCATCTCTGATTATAGTTAACAAATATACTAATCAAAAAATAGATAGTGGAGTTATTAAAGGTATTTACCGAGGAAATGGTGTAGTTTCGGTTGAAATAATACAAGAACCGAAAGGTTTGGGAGATGTTAATCATCAAATTTATTGTGTTAACAATAGTAATGGAATTTCTGTAGAACAAGTACAATCATATTCTCAAGGTATTGTCAGATGTGTGTTATCGACACCACCTTTAAATGGTTTTGTAAATGCTCCTTTTAAAGTTGGAGATTTAGTTTTTGTCGAAGGAATACGTAAACAAAGTTTTACCGATAATTTAGGCAACACAACCTCACCTGGGACAGGATTTAATTCTGCAGATAATGGATTTAATTTCTTTAAGGTTGTCAATTATATTAATTCAAATCCAGCTATTTTAGAATTTGATATTGGAGAGTATACTAATAATGCCGGAACTCCTGTAGTTAACCATTCAAATTTTTATACAAACATATCAAAAACTCAAAATTATCCTTCATTTAAGATTACACAAGTTCCAGGTATTTTCTATTTGAATGAAAAATTAATTGTTAATGGCGTATTAACGGATTTAAATGTTGAAATTGTAGATGAAGATTTTATCAAAGTTACTGGGGATCATGTTTTAAAGGCGGGTGATAAGATAAAAGGATTTAACTCTGGGATTGAGGCTGAGGTTGAAGAATTTAAATTCTATGAAAATAGATTTACCATAGATTATTCAAATAAAAAATTATTTGGGTGGGAAGATGATAGTGGAAAAGTAAGTAGTGATTTACAAGTTTTACCAAATAATGATTACTATCAAAATCTTTCATATAGTATAAAGAGTCCAATAGAATTTGAAAAATGGAAAGATAATGTTAATAAATTTGTTCATACTTCAGGTATGAAAAATTTTGCAGATATGCAGTTGGATAGCACTGCATCTGTTTCTATTGGAGTAACACAATCCTTATTACCTACTTTAGATTTTATTTCAGAAAAAAGAGTTGATGTTATCAAAGATATTGATTTTGTGTTAGACTATGAGGCAACAACAGATAATTCAAGAAAAATATTATTCAAATCTAAAAGATTATCCGATTATGTTGAATGTAGAACAAACAGAGTTTTACAAATAGACGATATTAGTAATAGATTTTCTAGTTCAGAATTTAACAAATTAACATTCACTGAAGTAGTTGAATATCCAATTACCGATTTTTACTCTAGATTTTTGGTACAAGTTGTTGATGATAACAAGTTGAGTTCACAAATTAGTGAAATTGTTATATTGAATAATTACACGAATACTTATACTTTAAATAAAGTTGATTTATTTACTAATGAAAGACTTGGTGTTTTTTATGGTGATAAAGCAGAAACTGGAGACATGATTCTTAGATTTGATCCAGATGACCCTAATACAAAAAATTACAATATAAAGGCATATAGACAAAGTTTTAGTCAAAGCCCTTTCAATATTGGAGTTGGATTCACTAATATTGGATTTGCAAGATTAAATGCAAAAACAGAAACTGTAGGTCCAAATTCTGGTTTTGGTCCAATAGGATTTACTACATCTGTTTTTAGAGCTTTAATAAATGATTACAATACGATTTACGCATTTGCTCATATTACGGATACAGTAACAAATGAGCAAAATTATTTTGAAATTGCAGGATATCATGATGGAAATAATTCTTATATTTCAGAATACTATTTTGATACGCAAAATAGTATTAGTGCTCTGAGTTCTGGATTTATTGGAACATTTGGATTAAATTTAAAGAATGGAATAATAGATTTAGTTTTTAAAAATGAAAATAGTTCAAATAATGTTCAGATTAAAGTTAAAACAGTAGGAATAGGAACAACTTCTATTGGAATAGGAACTTATAGATATTTGGTAGATGGGCAAATACCAGAAACAGAAAGAACTGCAAAATTAGAATCATCATATACTATTTCTTCCGGTATTACCACTACTATAGCAAAATATAGTACAGTACTTGGATCCAGTAGCAAATCTATTATTAAAGTGTCAACTGGATCTACAGTATCAATTCATAACTTATATGTTGTTTCAGATCAAACAAAAGTTAACATACAACAAACACCATTTTTAAGTTCAGGTCCTCTTGGAGGAATAGGAACATTTTCATCATCCCTTGTGGGTACTGATGTTTTAATTAAGTTCCACCCAGACCCACAATTTTCTAATAGTAAAATTGTTATACAGTCGTATACAGAATTTATATACTTTGACACTGATGAATTTAATATCCCGTCAAACAAAACATACGGAACTTCTATAGAAGGATTAACAAATGCTTTTTATGGTTCTATTAATGAGTTTGGAAAAGATAAATTAGATTTTGATTTAAATTATAACCGAATTCCAATTTTCCAAAAATATTTCAACCCATCAGACACTACTAAACTTGATTTATCGACAGGAATATTTACAATTAACGATCACTTCTTTGAGAATGGTGAGGAGTTAATATATACTCCAGAATCGACACTAATTGGCATTAGTCCATCTGCAATAGGAATAGGAACAACTGAAGTCGGAGGATCTTTGATAACTGCAGATATAATAAGTGGATTTTCAACTGTAACTGGAATAGCAAATACTATTGGATTGCAAGTAGGTCATATAGTAAGAGGTAATTTTATTCCAGATTCATCCACTATAACCGGAATTGCAAAAACTTATAGTTATTTTGTCGGAAATATTGTATCTGGTGGATCGAGTATTATAACTGGAATTGCCAATACTTCAATTTTAAAAGTTGGTTCTGGAATTTATTCTGGAAATAACACTTCACTTGGGACAATATACTCTATAGGAATTAATTCGATAACAGCATCGCAGACTATACCTGCAGGTAATGAAAGATTATACTATTCTTCCGATTTAAATTGGTCCCTCAAATTTTCAAACGTTTCTACTGGAACTACATTTAGGCAAATATTTACAACTGGCATAACAACCGATGTTTGCCCATCTAAAGTTTATGCTATTAGACTTTCTAAAGATTCATTTAAAATTACAGGAACTTCCGGAAACACATCAATAGGATTTACTTTCACTAATATTGGTTCTGGTAATTTACATAATTTTGAAATGAAGAAAAAACTTGAAAAAACTCTTATTACTATAGATGGAGTAACTCAATATCCATTGATGAGTGTTCCCCTAACATATTCTTTATCAGGTAATGATTCTGTTATCGGTGTTGGGGTAACATTTTTATCTATTTCTGGCATTTCTTCACTTAGACCTCGTGACATATTAAATGTTGAAAATGAATTTTTACTTGTGAATAATGTTGGTCTTGGAACTTCATCTTTAGGACCTATTACCGGTATAGGAACCATTCCTATTGTAGAAGTTAAAAGAGGTGCTTTAGGAAGCAAGGCCAAAGTTTTACAGAATGGTTCCGAAGTAAAAGTATTTCGTGGTTCTTATAATGTTGTTGGTAATAAAATTTATTTTTCAGAAGCTCCAGATGGTAGAGGTAGTAATGATAGATTAAACTCTAGTAACTTACGTTTACCAAAATCTACTTTTAATGGTAGAGTGTATTTAAGAAAAGATTATGGTTTTAATAAAATTTATGATGATATATCAGATAATTTTACTGGTCTTGGGAAGACTTTTACGGTTTATAAAGATGGGGAAAATACTACTGGATTAGAAGCCGGAAGTAACATATTGTTCATTAATGATGTTTTCCAAACTCCAGATACAGTAAATAATACCGGAAATAATTATACATTTGTTCAGGATTCAATTGCAGGAATATCTAGTGTAATTTTTACCGGTATTACCAGACCATCCACAACACAAAATATTATTGTTGATTATGACATTAACCAAAACCAACTACCTAGAGGTGGGGTTGTCCTTGGTGTTGCGGTGACTGGAGGTCTTGGTTATGCACCTTTGATTGGTGCTAAATTTAGAGCAGAATTAAGTGGTGGATCTATTAGTAAAGTTGTTGGATTCCCCACTTATGGAAATTCTTATTCTATAAGCACTGCAAAATATAATAATTTAACAGGAATTGTAGAAGTTACAACTGTAGAAAATCATCCTTTTGATGGTTCAGAAGATAATGTTTATTTGGAAGGTTTAAAATTTTCTTACAATAGTGGTGCTGGGACAACAACAATTCCATCTGGTAATTTAGGATTTGTATTTCCTGTAGTTGGAATAGTTTCTGCAAAAACTTTTAAAGCTAATATTGGTTTAAGTACAATCCAATATAACTATGTTCAGGATGGTAAAGCATATCCATATTACAGTAATTTATCTTCTGGTTCTGGATATAGATCTGCAGTTTCAATAGGAATAACTGATCCAACAGGAAATGGTGCTATTATATCAGTTTCAGTTGGAGCTGGAGGCACTTTAATCCCAAGTATTGTTTCTGGTGGAAGTAATTATACAAATCCATCATTCAATATAGATTCACCTTCATATAGTGATTTACCAGTTATTGGTGTTTCCAGACCTGGTATAGGATTAACTACAAGGGTTGGAATTGGTATTTCTATGACATTTACCGTATCCCCAAGTCTATCGGTTGGTGCTGGTTCAACTTATTTTAGAATATCTTCTTATGACTTTACAAAACGAGGTTATGGTTTCCAGTTAGGAGATGTATTTGAGCCAGTTGGTTTGGTGACAGATCCTCGTATTTCACAACCAATAGAAAAAATAAGATTTACCGTTACTGATGTTTTTAGTGATTCTTTTGCATCTTGGCAATTGGGAGAATTTGATTATATTGATAGTACAAAAGAACTCCAAGATGGAATAAGAACAAGATTCCCACTCTTTAAAAATTCTCAATTGTTAAGTTTCCAAAAAAATCTTAATAGTATAGAATCACAACTTATAGATTTTGATAGTGTTCTTTTAATATATGTTAATGGAGTTATGCAAGAACCAGGAGTTTCTTACGAATTTACTGGTGGAACAACATTTTCATTTAAAGAAGCACCTAGATATGAAGATAAAGTTGACATATTCTTTTATAGAGGAACTCGTAATGTTGACAGTGTAGAAATAAATGTAAATGAGACTATAAAAGTCGGAGATTCTATACAAATTAAGAAAAATGAATCAATTACAAATACTTTTGGACAAGATGAGAGAGTTATAAAGGAAATTGATTCTGCAGACACTGTTGAAACTGGAATTTACTTACTGGACGGAATAGATTCTGTTAACTATAAACCAGCAGATTGGATAAAACAGAAGAGAGATCTTTTAATACAAGATAATCCAGAATATAAAATTAGAGATTCTATAGAGGGAATGGTTTTCCCAACTTCAAAAATTATAAAAAACTTTATACAATCAGATACCGAAGTATTTTTAGATAATGCACAGTTTTTTAATTATGAAGAAAATGAATCAACTATAGAAATACCAAAAGTATCAGCAATATTAATTCCTTTAGAATCGGAGATAAAAATTCCAAAATTGATCCCAAATGTTTCTTATGCTGGAACAATTTCTTCAATATCCATATTAGATTCTGGGAGTGGATATGAACCAAATACTACAATAAATTTAAATATATCCAATCCAATTGGGGGAATTGGAACTTCTATATTCAAAACATCAATAAGAGATAGAGTTGGAACTGTTGGTATTAGATCTGATGTTATCGTAGGAATAAAAACCTCAGGAATACTTATTGGAAATTATATAAAATCGGTAAAAGGAGTTATTGATGATACTTTCTTTGTTGTAGGTCTTTCCCCAGAAAATCAAGGTTCTGTTTATCTTAATAAAGACTCTTATAATGATTCATTAGAGGTAAAATCTTTTACATTTGGTAAATATCAATCACAATCAAAATGTGTTGCAACTGCAAATATTTCACCTTTAGGAATTGTAACTAGCGTATCTATTTCTTCACCCGGAAGTGGGTACACTTCGGATAGTTTGCCAGCAATAATACCAGATATTCCTAGAAATAAAGTTGAATTAATTGAAAATATTCCATTTGTTCAAGGATTTAGTGGAATTGTTACTGGAATTTCTACAAGTGTTGGAACTGGTGGAAATCCTTTATCTTTAACATTTTTTGTTTCCTATGATTCTAACTCACAGATTTCTGATTTGAAACAAGGATATCCAATATACATTTCAGAAACTGCAGTTGGAAATGGGGTGACCTCTATTGATAGTGGTGATAACGATGTTGTTGGTATTGGATCTACATTCTTGGATAACATTTATTATATACACAGTATTGTTAATAATAATCTAAATGGTGTTATTACAACAAATATTCTCTCCACAACTGATACAGTAGGAATTAAAACATCATCTAATTTCTGTGGAAGATTTAGTTGGGGGAGATTGAGTGGATTTGAAAGAAAAAACAATGCTATTCAAGTTTCAGTAAAAGGATTAAAAGTTAACCCAGGATTATCTTCTTTCCCTGTATTACAGAGACGTGCATATGGTTTAAGAGATAATGGTTCTCTTAGAAAAGAATTGGGATGATGGGTTATAAATATAGAAAAAAGCTGATGATATGGCTGCAATTGTAACAGATCAACTCAGAATATTAAATGCAAGTAATTTTATAGATTCTATTAATGATCCCAATAATTCTTATTATGTATTTTTAAGTCTACCAAATCCTTCTATAGTTGGATTTGGTAGATCTGAAAATTGGGATAGTTCTGTGCCATCACCAATTGATAATTTTAATTATTTGTCTCATGTAAAAGATACAATGTTATTTGGTAAAAAAATTACAAATAATGATGTAAAAAGATTGATAAAAAAAGTGAGTTGGGAGCAGGGAAAAATATATGAAATGTATCGTCATGATTATAGTGTTTTTAATCCTTCCCCACAATCAAATTCAACTAGATTATATGATGCAAATTATTATGTGATTAATAGTGATTATAGAGTTTATATTTGTATAGATAATGGTTCATCTGGTTCAAATCCTATTGGAAATTTTTCACAGGATGAGCCAAATTTTATCGACCTAGAACCATCTAGAGCTGGAGAAAGTGGAGATGGGTATATATGGAAATATCTTTTTACTGTTTCTCCAAGTGATATTATAAAGTTTGACTCTATTGAATATATACCAGTTCCTAATAATTGGGAAACCTCGCAAGATTCTCAAATTCAGTCCGTCAGAGAGTCTGGAGACTCTAATATTAACGAAAATCAAATTAAAAAGATTTACGTGCAAAATTCAGGATCTGGGTATAATACAACAGATGCTGAACTTGATATACTTGGAGATGGTGTTGATGGTAAAGTAGTTGTTAATGTAGTTGGTGGTAAAATTATCAACGCGGAAGTTTCTTCTGGCGGAAAAAATTATACATATGGCAGAGTTGATTTATCATCAATTAATGGTGGAGCGACTGAATTTGCACATTTAATACCTATTATTCCACCATCTAGGGGGCATGGATACGATTTATACACTGAATTAGGAACTGATAGAGTTTTAGTGTATTCTAGATTTGACGATTCTACAAAAGATTTTCCATTAGATACTAAATTTTCTCAGATAGGAATACTTAAAAATCCAACAAGAATAGGATCTTCATCATCAATTTTTTCAGAAAGTCAATTTTCAAATCTAGGAGCACTAAAATTAACAGGGGTATCGAACCCAAGTGATGCAATACCGGGAACTAGAATTTTTCAGTCAATACCCGGGATAGGAACCGCAAATGCTTATATAGCTTCATATGATTCAGAAACCAGAGTTTTGAAGTATTATCAAGATAGATCTTTATATTATAATCCAGGTTCATACGATCAGAAAGACTCTAAAAATGTTATTGAACAATCTAAAAAAATAAATTTTAGTAAAGACGGTGGAAATATTTTTGCAACTAACACTTTTAGTGCAGCAATAGAATCTTTTAGTGGTATTACAACTTCTATTTCACAAACAAAAAGAGTTAATTTAGGAGTAGAATTTATTGATGGTATAGCATTACCTGAGATAAATAAAAATTCAGGGGAAATTATTTACTTGGATAATCGACCAAGTGTTCCCAGGAATCCAAGGCAAAAAGAAGACATTAAAATCATACTGGAATTCTAAAAATGTCACAAAAAACAAATCTTAACGTACTACCTTATTTTGATGATTTTGATCCCGATAATAATTTTTATCGTGTTCTTTTTAAACCAGGATATCCAGTTCAAGCAAGAGAATTAACAACATTACAGTCGATTTTACAAAATCAAATAAAATCTTTTGGAAGTCATATTTTTAAAGATGGTTCTGTAGTTGTTCCAGGAACAATATCATACAATTCAAATTATTATGCAGTAAAAATCAATCCTATTCACGTAGGTCTGAGTGTCGGTCTCTACATTAAAGAATTAATAGGGAAAAAAATAAAAGGACAAACATCTCAGCTGACAGCAATAGTTCAAAATGTATTAACAAATAAAGAATCAGAAACTAATGATTATACTTTGTATGTTAAATATATTTCTTCCGATTCTAGTTTTAACATAACACAATTTAGAGATGGTGAAACGTTAATTTTAGAAGATACTATAACTTATGGAAATACTTCTATTTTATCCGGAAATACTTTTGCATCATTAATAAATTTAAATGCTTCTTCTGTAGGTTCATCTGTTTCAATATCGAATGGAATTTACTTTATTAGAGGGCATTTTGTTAATGTAAACGAAGATACTTTAATTTTAGATCAATATACCAATACACCTTCTTACAGGGTGGGATTATTTGTAGAAGAAACTCTGGTCGATGCAAAGGATGATACTACTCTTTATGATAATGCTTTGGGGTTTTCAAACTATGCTGCACCTGGCGCTGATAGGTTAAAAATAACAGCAAAATTATTTAAAAAAACTTTAACAGATATTGACGATAAAAATTTTATCGAGATTTTAAGAATTAATAATGGAAATTTAAAAAAAATACAAGACTCTAATACATATTCCTTAATAAAAGAATATTTTGCCAAGAGAACTTATGAAGAGTCTGGAAATTATTCAGTAGATCCATTTAGTATTGAAGTATCAGATTCTTTAAACGATAGGATTGGTTCTAATGGTGTTTTTTATTCCAATCAAAAAACAGATCAAGGAAATACTCCAAGTGAAAATCTTTTATCTGTAAAAATTTCTCCAGGAAAAGCTTATGTTAGGGGATTTGATATAGAAAAAACCACCACATCAATTATTGATTTAGAAAAGCCTAGAGATACTTTAAAGTTTTCAAATTCTCCAGTTCCATTTGAAATGGGGAATTTATTAAAGGTTAATAATGTAAGTGGGACCCCCTTTATAGGATTGGATAATAATCATTCAGTTTCATTAAATAGTAGAAGAAAAACTTCAAATGTTTCTGAACCTGGAATTGGAATAGGATCTGCAAGAATATATTCATTTAGTTTAAGTGATGCCCCATATGAAAATTCTACCACTTCTTGGGATTTATACTTATATGATATTCAAACATATACTGTTTTAACTTTAAATAAATCTTTAGATTCTAATCAATGTCCAGAAACAACATATGTAAAGGGATTGAATAGTGGGGCATCCGGATATGTGGTTGGAAATCCATATTTAAATAATATTAGTGTACAACAAACTTCAGGATCATTTATCGTCGGTGAACAGATTTCAATCAATGGTTCTTTAGAATACTCAAGAACAATATCAAATATAAATGTTTATGGAGTTGATGATATTAAATCAGTATATCAAAATGTATCTGGTTTGGCAACATCATTTATTGCCGATACTTTTCTGAGAAAAGTAACTGGTAGTAATTTTAGTAAAAATGATTTAATTACTATAAGTCCAACTGGAATAGCTACATGTGCTGGTAGAAATTTCGTTGGTATAAAAACAGACACAATAATTAGATATCAAAGACCAGGATTTTCAACAGAAACTTATAATAGAATTTCAAGTATATCTAATGATGGATTATCCATTAATTTAATTGGAATTAATACAGTTCAGGGTGTTTGTGATGGTTCTTTACCATCCTCACAAATATCTGTTCCATTCTCTTTTGGTTATCCAAGTATTCAAGATGAAAATAAGGCATATTTGTATGCAAAATTAAATTCTAAAAATGTATCTGATGTCAATTTATCTAGTTCTAGTCTTGTAATTACAAAACAAGTTTCAAAATCAACTAGTAATATTGGTCAAGTTAATATAAGTATTTCTGACGTTGGAGTTAGCAATGCATATTTTGAACCATTTGATGTTGAAAGATATTCTGTCTTTTATGCTGATGGTTCTATAGATCAACTATCTAGAGATAAAGTTACAATTTCTTCAGATTCTCAATTTTTAACAATAACCGGATTAAAAAGTAATCAGCCAAATGTATTAATAAATGTTACTGTTAAAAAAAGTGCTATAAAAAATAAACAAAAAAATTATATAAGAAGTGAAAAAATTGAAATTTCATTTACTTCATCTGGAACTTCTTTAATTACTTCTGGTCTGACAACTAGTAATTTTTATGGATTAAGAGTAGAAGATGATGAGATTTCTTTAAATATTTCAGATGTTGCTAAAGTAATTGCAATATATGAGTCTTTAGACAGTGTTGGAGTTGAATTAGATTCGTTAAAATTTGCAAATGGTTTAAATCTTGATACATCTTCTATATTAGGTGAAAAAATAATAGGGCAATCTAGTGGTGCAGTTGGTCAAATAGTTACTAGAAAATCACCAACCGAAATTGAATTTGTTTATTTAAATTCAAATAAATTTACATTAAACGAATCTGTTAAATTTGATGAATCTAACATTATATCTTCAATCACAGAGGTTATTTCTGGAAAGTACACCAATAAAACTAGCGATTATATTTTAGATAATGGTCAGAGGCAGCAATATTATGATTATGCTAGAATTGTTAGGAAAAAAAGCACAACTGTACCATCCAAGAAGCTTCTGGTAATTTTTGATTATTACCAAGTTCCGCAAAATGATAGTGGTGATTTATATACAGTAAAGAGTTATAGTACAGATAGATATAAAAATGACATTCCTGTTTTAAATGGTGATACCAGATTAACAGATATTTTAGATTTTAGACCAAAAGTATCAAAGTTTACATCAACAAATTCTTCACCATTTGCATTTAAGAGTAGAAATTTTGCTTCCGCTGGAACAAATTCAACTTTAGTGCTAACACCAAATGAAAGTGCTATAGTCGAATATGAGCATTATTTGCCAAGAATAGATAAATTAATTATTAATAAGAGTGGTGAGTTTAGTGTAATAAAAGGAACTTCTTCTGAAATTCCAAAGCCACCTGCAACTATAGAAGATGCTATGGAAGTTGCAAGTATTGAATTTCCAGCATATCTTTATGATCCAAGTGATGCAAAAGTATCTCTTATAGACAATAAGAGATACACTATGAGAGACATTAAATCTTTGGAAGACAGAATTGAATCTGTTGAAAAAGCAACTTCATTGTCTCTTTTAGAACTCAATACAAAATCACTTCAAATTTTTGATTCAGATGGAATTTCAAGATTTAAAACTGGATTTTTTGTTGATGATTTTAAAAGTTTAGATTTTATTGATGTTGAAAATTTAAATTCAAAGTGTACAATTGATATTCAAAATAAAGAATTAATTTGTGATGTATCTTCATATTCTATAAAGTCTCAGGTTGCACCAGAACAATCAATTAATTCTGAAGTAATTGATTTTTCTAGTGATTTCTCACTTTTAGATAAAAATGTCAAAAAAACCGGCGATTTAGTTACTTTAAATTATTCCGAAGTTGAATGGGAAAATTTAAGTCAAGGATTTGCGACGAAGGAAGAGCAAGTCAATTCTTCCAGTATATCAAATTACAATGGATATGTTTCACTAACTCCATCTTCGGACACTTGGGTTAGAACTTTAAACACTGAAAATGGTATTTTAAGAACACAGAGTGATTGGTCAAATACCTTTATTAATAATATCTTAACCAGTACAAAATCACATGATAAGTTAAGATCTAGAAATATTGAATTTAGGGCTAGTGGTTTAAAACCATTGACAAATTATTATTCATTTTTTGGTGGAAGTTCAAATATTGATATTATACCAAAACTTCTTAAAATCATTATGATTGCAGGAGTTTTTCAACCAGGAGAAACAGTTTCTGGATTTGTTGGGGCAGATAGAATTTCTTCATTTAGAGTTGCAAACGCAAATCATAAATCTGGTCCATATACCATACCAAAAACAATCTATAAAGAAAATCCATATCAATCTACATTAGTTTTATCATCATATTCATCATCTTCAAATATTTTAAATATTGATACTTTTTCTTTATCGGATGATGCCGAAGGTAGATTTTATGGGTATGCTCCAGTGGGAATGATTTTAGTTGGAGAAACAAGTGGAGCCCAAGCAAGAGTAGACGTACAAACACTGACAACAGATTCTGTTGGTGATTTGGTTGGATGTATATTTATTAGAAATCCATTATCCAATCCAACTCCACCATCTTCTTTTAATTCTGGAACAAAAACTTTCAAATTATCGTCAGATTCATCTAATTCATCATCCAATTCACTTTCCTTTACAGAGACAACTTTCTACAATTCTGGAATTTTTAATTCTAACATATACAGCGAAAGCGTATTAGTTAGAAGATCTCCCTCACAAATGCCACTGAGTTCTATTTTACTAGATCCACTTTCTCAGACATTTAGAGTTGATGAACAAGGAGGATTTTTAACTAGCGTAGACTTATATTTTTCTGCTAAAGACGACACCGAAAAATTATTTGTTGAAATTAGAGAGACTGATATTGGAGGAACTCCAAAACAGAAATTAATTCAAAATTTTGCTAGGGTTGAAATTTTACCTGAAGATATAAAAATTTCTAGTAATGGTTCGGAAAAAACAAAAGTAACATTTCCATCTCCAATATATTTACAACCAAATAAACAATATGCTTTATCTTTAACTTGCCCATCATCAAATAAGTACAAAGTTTGGATAGCAGAAGCAACAAAACCAACGAAAGAAACTCAAAATTATCCAAATACTGAACAAGTTACGTATTCGAATCAATATATTGGTGGAAATTTATTCAAATCTCAAAATGGTTCAATTTGGTCACCAAGCATTTATGAAGATTTAAAATTTAAGTTTTATAAAGCCAAGTTTGTTTCTAATGCAGGAACGTCTTATTTTTATAATCCCCCAGTTTCTATAGGATCGACAAATGCTAATCCTGATGCTAATCTTTATCCATTATTGAATAATCCAATAAAAACTTTACCAAGAAAAGTAATTTTTAATATTAGTGGAAGTACTACAATAGAAAATGTTCTTAAAAGAGGAACAAAAGTTATAGAAGGTGGAACTTTTGGGTATGTAGAAAATCTTGGCGGTCCTGTAGGAGTTGCAACAGTAACTAATGTTGGAATTGGATATTCTGATGGAACTTTTGCAAATGTGCCACTGTATAGTATTACTGGGTTTGGTAAAGGTGCGATAGCAAATGTCATAGTTTCTTCAAATAAAATAAGTTCTGTTTCTATAGCAAATACCGGAACAGGATATAAAGAAGGAGACTTATTAGGAATAACCACTAGTAACATGATAAGAGGTAGAGGAGCTACTATAACAGTTTCTTCTATAAGTGGAGTTGACACAATAATGTTAACAGATGTGATTGGTGAAGACTTTACTACAGGAAATACTTTATCATATTATAATGGTCAAACTATAGTTTCTATGGCAGGCACAACAGTTACTGTGAATTCTGTTCCATTAAGTGAACTTTATTCTGGTAATGTTTTTGAAGTTTCACATTATAATCATGGTATGCATTCTAATGGAAATAAATTAACAATTAGTGGAGTAAGACCTAATACACCAGGAATTCAATTAACTTCAAATATTGTTTCTTCAAACACAACAATCTCAATTGCAGATACTTCTAATTTTACAACATTTGAAGGATCTGCAGTTGGTGGTGGAAATGTAGGATATGTAATTGTTAATAATGAAATTATATCGTATGATCAAGTTAATATTGGAAGTTTAAGTATAGTAAGTAGGGGAATAAATCAATCAGTAATTAGAAATCATAATGTTAATGATTTGGTTTACAAATATGAACTGAACGGAGTTTCACTAACTAGAATTAACACTTCGCACGATATGCCATCTGAAGAGAGTCTTAGATTATCTAGAGGTATTGATAGTTATCATTTAAAATTTAATAGAACCTCCAAAAATTCAGGTGATAATATGCTTAATTTTATTACTGAAAATAATTTAGGAGGAAATAATTGTAGGGCATCTCAAAATATACAATTCAATCAAATTATTCCACAATTTAATGTTATCTGCCCAGAAAAAACTTCTATTTCTTCATCAATAAGAACGGTTTCTGGAACTAGTTCTGGTGGAAATGAAATATCTTTCTTAGATCAAGGATTTGAGACTGTTTCATTAAATAACCCTAATAATTTTTCATCAACAAGATTATTATGTTCAAGAGTTAATGAAATTAATTACCTTTCATCTTTACCAAGAAGTCGTTCATTAACTTTGGGAATTAGAATGGAAACTCATAATGAAAATGTTTCTCCCGTTATTGATTTAACAGAATCTGCTACCTTTATTTTAAATAGAAATAGGATAAACAATCCTGTTTTAGATTATTTGAAAGATTCTAGAACAAACTCTTTAATAGATGATCCACATTCTTCAGTTTACATATCAAAACAAATAAATTTCTCAAAACCAGCATCATCAATTAAGGTTTACTTAACATGTAATAGACCTTCTTCTAGTGATTTTAGGGTTCTTTATAAATTATTTAAATCAGATTCAAGTGAGGTTAATCAATCATTTGAACTATTTCCTGGATATTCTAATTTGAAAGATTCTGATGGAGATGGTATAGGTGACACGGTGATAGATAAATATCTAAATGATGGAACTTCAGATATTTTTGTAAGTTCGAATATTGAAGGTGAATATTCCGAATACCAGTACACTGCAGACGATTTAGAACAATTTAATGGATTTATAATAAAAATAGTTATGAATGGAACTAATGAAGCTCAGAGTATAAAAATAAAAGATTTAAGAGTTATTGCTTTAGTATGATTCCTATTGAAGGTCACAATAATTTATTTAGAGATGAGTCCACTGGAGCACTGGTCAATTTAGATACATCGGAATATAATCAGTATATTAAAATAAAGTCTGATAGGAAAAAACAAAAAGAAGAAATCGAAAATATTAAAAAAGATATTGAAGAAATTAAATTATTCTTAAAGGAGATTATTAATGGATCCAGATAAAATTACTCTTAGTAATCTTAGTAAGAGTTTTGAATATTTTAAATTATCTAAGGAAATTGATTCTTTAGATAATATTGAAAGTATTAAAAATATTGCTAAAGCATACTGTAAACTATATTTAAAGCAGCAAGAAGTTTTACAAGATTTCTCTTCTTTACCCCAATCATTTACTGGACTCTAAGGAATATAAATATATTTTAGATCCTGTATTTTAGTAAATAGAAACCAAAATGGTTCTTTTGACAGTAAACACTACGCACGAAGACTCTAATGCCTGACATTAAAGTAAGGGTAGGCCAACAAAATGCGGTTAAAGTTGTCTCAACAATTGCCGGAAGTCAATCTTTGGGAATTTCGGGTCTAATTGATGTTGATGTATCTGGTGGTTTAGCAGACGGAATGGTTCTCGTATATAACGATTCGACAAATAAATGGGTAGCAACTCTAGACTTGACACCAGGAAGCACACAAAACTTAGACATAAATGGAGGTAACTTTTAATGGCTAGTATTATTAGAGTTAAAAGATCTACAGGAACTTTAGCACCACCATCTCTTCAATTTGGAGAATTAGGTTTAACAGTTGGAGTAGGAACTTACGCAAATAGAGGAGGGAGACTCTTTGCAGGTGATAACGCTTCAAATTCTCAAATAGTAGGTGGAAGATATTATACCGATTTATTAAGTATTGAGCCAGGTAAAGTTGCAGGGCAAGATAATCCAACTACAGTATCTAATGGATTTGTTCCCATACTATTAACAGAACTTTCAGGAAATCCTGGAGGAACAGGTAATATTACCAGATTACCTAGAGTTGATCAATGGTCTGTTGACAACATTACTCTTGATGGAAATACAATATATTCAAATGATACTAATGGTGATATAAAATTTGTCACAAATGGTAGTGGTGAAGTAAATATTGATGATGATACTTTTTTAAGTTTTGGTGTCGACAAAGACTCAAAAATTGAATATGACGAAAATGGTACAGATAAAATCCAGGTAACTGGTGCAGATTGGAATTTTGCCGATGGTGTTGCAATAAAAATTAGTGATACAACATCTTCAACAGATACTACAACTGGTGCATTGGTTGTTAGTGGTGGTGTTGGGATAGGTGGAAGTTTAAATATTGGCGGAAGTGTTAGTATAGGAACGCAAGATGCTCTTGCAAACTTTACAGTATCTGGTGATTTAACAGTACAAGGTGGAAATGTTGGTCTAGCATATACTCCAACAACTATTGATATTAAAGATAATGTTGATGGTTCTTTATCTATTAAAGAAGGAACTAATGAATATTTAAAGATAACAACGACAGACAACCAAGAAAAAGTAAGTATTGGTACTGCGATTGCTTCAGTTGACATTGAGGTAGAAGACAATGTTGCAGATGCATTTGTTATAAGACAATCTTCCAATAAGTATATTGAAATTGATACTTTAAACTCTAGTGAATTACTTACGATAAGTACAGCTAATGTTGATATTGATAGGAATCTCAATATTGATGGAAGAAATTTAACTACTAATGAAAATACTTTTAATATTATAAACACAAATGCAACAACTGTCAGTGCATTTGGTCAAGCATCTATCCTTGGTATTGGATCAACTGCTGCAGTCTTAACCCTAAGACCTTCAACGGTTGTTGGGACTAATGCTACTCAGACACTTTATAATACTGTAGCAACAACTGTAAGTGCCTTTGGTGAAGCAACTACCATTGGTATTGGTTCAACTGCTGCAGTCTTAACATTAAGACCTTCTACGGTTGTTGGAACTAATGCAACTCAGACTCTTTATAATACAGTAGCAACAACTGTAAGTGCTTTTGGTGAAGCAACCACCATTGGTATTGGTTCAACTGCTTCCACTTTAACCTTAAGACCTTCAACGGTTGTTGGGACTAATGCTACTCAGACACTTTATAATACTGTAGCAACAACTGTTAATGCTTTTGGTCAAGCAACTACCATTGGTATTGGTTCAACCGCCGCTATCTTAACCCTAAGACCTTCTACAGTAGTTGGAACTAATGCTACTCAGACTCTTTATAATACTGTTGCCACTACAGTTAATGCTTTTGGTGAAGCAACTACTTTATCCATAGGTGCAACTGCTTCTACTTTAACCTTAAGACCTTCTACGGTTGTTGGAACTAGTAGTACTCAGGATCTTTATAATGCTGTTGCCACTACAGTTAATGCTTTTGGTGCTGCTACAAATCTGGTTGTTGGTGCGACTACTGGCGTTGCCACAATTAGAAATGCAACTGTTAGTATTCCAAATGCAACAACTTTAACCTTAGGAAGTTCAACTTCACCAACTACGGTATCTTTTGCAAGTACAACAAATACTTCCTTTGTTTCAATTGCATCGACTGCAAATGCAACATCTACAACAACTGGTGCATTAAGAGTTGCAGGTGGTGTTGGTATCACATCAAATCTTTATGTTGGCGGAGAATTAAATGTTGCTGGAGTTAGTATTGGTGGAAATGGAGACATATCAGTTACTGGAAATCTCTCAGTTAATGGTAATTCAACTTTAGGAAATTCTTCTAATGATCTCACTGTTATTACTGGTATTGTAACTCATACTGGTCCATTTACAAATATTGGTGGAGTAACAATTGATAATGTTGGAATTAGTTCCAATATAATTTCAACCAAATCCGGTGGGGGAAATACTCTATACATAGATCCTTATCCAGATGGTCTAAGTAATGAAGGAACTGTTGTAATTAAAGGGGATCTCCAAGTTGATGGAACTACAACTACAGTAAATTCTAGCGTCGTAAGTGTAAATGATGCTATTATTTCACTTGGTGATGTAACTAGTGCAAGAACAGTTATGACTGCAGTTGGTACTGGAGTCTCAACTATAGTATTAGATTCAATTGTTGGAATTAACACAGGAGATTTAATCTCTGGTAGCGCATCATTACCTGGTGCCGGTACAACAACAATTCATTCATATAATTCTGGTTTAAAAACAGTTTATATTAATGGTGTAACATCTGCTGGAATTGCAGCCACTACACAATTAACTGTTACACATGCTTATGATACAAATACTGATAGAGGTATTTCTTTTAATTATAATACTGGCACTGGAATTGCTAACACTAAACTAGGATTTTTTGGATTTAATGATAGTATTGGTGAAAATAGTTCGGCACCAGCTGGTGCATGGACTTACATTCCGGATGCAACTATTTCAAATAGTGTAGCATCTGGAATTAAGGGATATTTAGATATCAAAGGAATATATTACCAATCAGGAGATTTTTCTAATAATGGAATTGTTTACTTCGATGTAAATGGTTTACAAACTTCAACCGTTTCTCCTGGTTCTGGAATTAGCACATCAAACTATGTCTTGACAACCAATGCTTCAGGGACTCCAACTTGGACAGACACCTTAGACGGAGGAACTTTTTGATAAATGAATGCTCCGAACAGTGAAGTTGATATTAACATTTTAGTATCGATATACAATCAAAAACTTTCAACTCTTACGAATCAAAATATTTTATTGGAAGCAAAATTGCAAACATTAAAGCAAGATTATGAACAAGAAAAAAATTCTTTGCTACTTAAAATTACTGAATTGGAAACAGATAATCATTCTAAAAGAAAAAATCTGAAAACAGTAGACAATCAGGAGTTTGGTTAATGGCAAAACCTAACAGTAGACAAGAGTTAATAGAGTATTGTCTAAGGCGCCTAGGAGCTCCTGTATTGGAGATTAACGTAGACGATGACCAATTAGATGATTTGGTTGATGATGCCTTACAGTACTTCCAAGAAAGACATTTTGATGGCGTTGAGAGGATGTACTTGAAGTACAAAATCACTCAAGATGATATAGATAGAGGAAAGGCAAAAAATACAAATCAAGTTGGCATTGTGACAACGACAGCTTCTTCTAATATTTCTGGATATGGTAATAAAACATTTAATTTTTACGAATCTTCGAATTATATACAAGTACCAGACTCTGTAATTGGTATAGAAAAAATATTTAAATTTGATACTAGCTCTATTTCTGGAGGTATGTTTAGTATTAAATATCAATTATTTTTAAATGATCTTTATTATTTTAATTCGGTTGAGTTGTTACAATACTCGATGGTAAAAAGTTACTTAGAAGATATTGATTTTTTACTAACAACAGATAAGCAAATTAGATTTAATAAAAGACAAAATAGATTGTATTTAGATATTGATTGGGGAGCACAATCAGCAGATAGTTATTTTGTCATAGATTGTTACAGGGCTTTAGATCCTAATGATTTTTCTAAAGTTTATAATGATAGTTTTTTAAAAAAATATTTAACATCACTAATCAAACGCCAGTGGGGGCAAAATTTAATTAAATTCAGAGGGGTTAAATTACCTGGAGGTATAGAATTAAATGGTAGGGAAATTTATGATGATGCGGAGAAAGAAATTGAACAATTGAAAGATAGAATGATGCTAGAGCATGAATTACCACCTTTAGATTTTATTGGATAATGTCATTAAATCCCTTTTTTCTAAATGGAACTCAATCTGAACAAAGATTAGTTCAACAGCTAATAAATGAACAACTTAGAATGTATGGAATAGACGTAACATATATTCCAAGAAAGTATGTTAGAAAAGATACTATCTTAAATGAAGTTCAATCTTCAAAATTTGATGACTTTTATACGATAGAGGCATATGTTAATACTTATGAGGGATATTCTGGTCAAGGAGATATATTAACAAAATTTGGAATGTCTTTAAGAGATGAATTGACAATAACAATTTCCAGAGAAAGATTTGAAGAATTTATAGCACCTTTCTTGGCATCTGATGAAGACAAAGAAATGTCTTCCATCCTTAGACCAAGAGAAGGTGATTTAGTATATTTTCCTCTAGGAGATCGTCTTTTTGAAGTTAAATTTGTTGAACATGAAGATCCTTTTTACCAATTAGGTAAAAATTATGTTTATGTCTTAAAATGTGAGTTATTTGAGTATGAGGATGAACTTATCGATACATCAATTTCAGAAATAGATACTAATATTAGAGAAAGTGAGTATATTGCTTCATTAAAGCTAATTGGTGTTGGGGATACTGCGATTGTTGCAGCTGCTATTGGAACAGGATATATTAGAAAAATTTATTTAAATAATGATGGGTATGGATATACGAGTCCACCAACAATCACCATATCTAGCCCAATTGGTTATGGAATTACCGCAACTGCAGTTGCAATCACAACCACTGTTAATAATGTAACATCTATTAAAGAAATTTTATTAACTAATGCCGGATCTGGATACACATCAACACCATCTATTTTTATTACAGGTGGTGGTGGAACTGGAGCAGCTGCAACATGTTCAATAGAAACTTCACAAAATGGTGTAGTTAGTTTTATAATTGATGATCCAGGATCAGGATATTCTTCACCACCAGTGTTATCATTTTCTGGTGGAATATCTGGAGTTGGTTCAATAGCTTCAGCAATTTCTCAAGTTTCCCCAATTCAGTCAACGCCCCCAGGATTCTTAGGAAAACAAGTTACTTTTGTCGGTCTCCAGGATCCTGGCGTTGGATATGACGGAATACCATCTGTAATTGTTTCACCACCATCTATAATGACAGGAATTGGAAATTTCTTATTTAATGAAGAAGTTGTTGGTTCAACTTCTGGTACAAGAGCAAGAGTAAAATCTTGGGATGCAAATAATAAAACAATAAAATTATCAATAAGTGATGGTCAATTTGTTGAGGGGGAAATAATCATAGGAACTGCATCTTCAGCTAGATATTCTGTTTATCAATACGATGATAAAAATTCATATGATAAATACAGTCAAAATGACGAGATTGAAGAAGAAGCGGATCTCGTTTTAGATTTTTCACAGTCAAATCCATTTGGTAATTATTAATGTTAGGAACGTACTTTTATCACCAAATTATAAGAAAAACAGTCGTTTCCTTTGGAACACTATTCAATCAGATTTACATTAAACATAAAGATGATAATTCTGATGTTATAAGTCAAATGAGGGTTCCATTGGCATATGGACCAAGGCAAAAGTTTTTGGCAAGATTAACTGAACAACCACAACTTAATCAAAAAGTTCAAATTACATTACCAAGAATGTCTTTCGAAATGAATAGCATTCAATATGATTCTTCAAGAAAAACTTCGATAACTCAAACATTTAAAGCAATAGATGACAATAATACGGTTAAAAAAGTTTACATGCCAGTTCCCTATAATATAGGATTTGAATTAAATATTTTAACAAAATTAAATGATGATGCTTTACAGATTATAGAGCAAATTTTGCCATATTTTCAACCATCTTTCAATATTACAATTGAATTAATTGATTCTATTGGAGAAAAAAGAGATGTTCCTGTTGTCTTAGAATCTATAAATTTTCAAGATGATTACGAAGGAGATTTTTCTACCAGAAGGTCTTTAATCTATACATTACAATTTACAGCAAAAACATATCTGTTTGGTCCTATTGCAGATAGCACTGAAGGAATAATTCGCAAGGTTCAAGTTGATTACTACAGCAATACTGATGTTAAAACTGCGAAGAGAGAAGTTAGATATACGGCAACACCAACGGCCATGAAAGATTACAATAATGATAATTCTGCATCACTGACAGAAGATGTAGATATTTCAGAAACTGTTCTATCAGTGAATGATTCTTCACAAATTTCAGTTGGGGATAGAATTATTATCGATAAAGAAATTATGAAGGTAATCTCTAAGAGCAATAATAATTTAGTAGTTCAGAGAGCCTATAGCGGATCTATATCGGAAATTCATCTTCCAGGATCTAATATAGATATTTTAAATTCTGCAGATGACTTGTTAATTATTCCAGGTGATGATTTTGGGTTTAGTGAAGAAACAAATTTCTTTGACACTGGTGGAGATTTTAGCCCAACTCGTAAAATAGATATTTGATATGAAAGATAAATTTGAAAGTATTAGCAAATCACTCAATACTAACACTAGTATAGTTGCTTCCGATAAAGAATTAGAAATTATTGTAGAAAATCCAATTTCTACAGTTGTAGAAGAAGTTCATGACTTGAAAAAAGACTACGAATATAGTCGAGCTCAATTATATTCTTTAATTGAAAAAGGACAAGAAGCTATAAATGGAATATTAGAAGTTGCTGGGGAGGGTGGAAGTGCTAGAGCATATGAAGTTGCTAGCCAATTGATAAAAAGTGTCGGAGATGTTACAGATAAATTGGTCGATTTACAAAAGAAAATGAAAGATATTGAAGGGACAAATGAGAAGACTGCGACTGGTAATGTTACAAATAATGCGTTGTTTGTTGGGTCAACTGCGGATTTATCAAAATTACTAAAACAAGGTTTTCTAAATAATAAAGAATAAGAGAATATTTAGATGAGTTGGTCTAAAGGATATAAAAAATCAATAGATTGTGAAAATCCACAGGGATTTTCACAAAAAGCTCATTGTGCTGGTCGTAAGAAAAGACAAAGTGGTGGTGAGACTAAATCAAAATCACCATTTATAGAATCTAAAGAAGTAACTACATATACAAAATTTACTCATAAAACAAAACATTTAGCAAAGTCTCAACACCAACTTGACCCTAATCTTGATTTGAAACATTTAGTACATCATAGTGTTCATCAATATGTTGATAGAGATGCTGATGGTGACATAGATGTTTTTGATAATCCGAAGAAAAAAATTCCAGATGAAAATGTGTCTAGTACGGAAAAGGCGCAAGAATATTCAAATAAATTAATTAAAAAACAAAGGGGTGAAATAAAACATACTAGAAAAGGTATGGCATATGAAGAGTTTATAAATGAAGAAGGTCTCCTTGCTTGGTTTGGACAATCCAAATCAAAAGGTAAAAATGGTAAAAAGGGAAAACGTGGCTGGGTTGATGTTGTAGATGGTGATGCTTGTGCTAGAGAAGAAGGAGAAACTGCTACACCAAAATGTGTTCCATCTTGGGAACGTGCATCTATGAGTAAAGCAGAAAGACTTGCTGCCCAGGCAAGAAAACGCCGTCAAGATCCAAATCAACCACAAAAATCTGGGGCAGCAAAACCAACTTATGTAAAAACCGATTACACACCAGAGGGTGTAATGGATCTACAAGAAATTAAAGATAAACCAGGAAAAGGTAGTGGTAAAAAAGATGCCTGCTACCATAAAGTTAAATCACGTTATAGAGTTTGGCCTAGTGCATATGCATCTGGAGCACTTGTAAAATGTCGTAAAGTTGGCGCCGATAGTTGGGGCACAAAATCAGAAAGTACTAATGCTCTTGCATATGATTGGGATAGTCCAATATATCAAAATGAAAAAAGATATTGTCCAAAATGTCAAAAAATGGAGTTAAGAACTGAATGTAAATATGGCAGTAAATACTGGTCAATGTTTTCAATACCATATGAACCATCAAATCAAATGAAGTATGATATTGCACAGGTTCATCCGGCCAATGAGGAAAAAGACCATGAGTATTCAATGGCTCGTTCAGAACTTTCTACAATCATTTCGGCAGCAAGAAGATTAAAGAAAAAGATGAAAGGTGAGGGTAATATTGAAGCTTGGGTTCAATCAAAAATTACAAAAGCAGCAGATTATATTGATACTGCAGCAGATTATCTCGAAAGTGGTGAACATAAGATAGATGAAGATCTTACAATTCAAGATGCACTTGGAAATAATTCATTTGAATTTATTGATATTGTAAAACCAGAACCACTCAAACCATCTAAAGGAATTGGTAGTCAACTTATTGGTGAATCTGGTAAAAAGTGTTGGAAAGGGTATGAGAAAACTGGAACTCAAAAATTGTTCGGTAAAAGATATAATCGGTGCGTTAAAAAAGAAGAATTATCTAATTGGAGAGAAGAACTTTTTGAGCAAGGAACTTATATAATGCCAAAAGCAAGTCAATCTGGAGCATATTCTGGTGGGCCAAAAGGTGCTTATAAAGTTGGTGACACAATTCCTGCAAGTGCCACAAAACCAAAACCAAGTGTATATCAAAGAATTAAAGCGGCGGGTGATAAATACGGAAAAGAAGCGTTTCAAGAAGATTGGCAATCAGCAAATCGCAAAGATAGAACTGATGGTATGAGTCGTGAAACTGTTAAAAAATATCGTCAAGAAAATCCTGATTCAAAACTTCAGACTGCAGTGACGGAGAAAAAACCAAAAGGTAAAAGAGCAAAGCGTCGTGCTAATTTTTGCCGTCGTATGAGAGGCATGAGGGATAAACTAACCTCTGCAAAAACTGCAAGAGATCCAAATTCAAGAATCAATAAAGCACTACGTCGTTGGAGGTGTAGATAATGAAAAGTTTTCAACAGTTTTTATCGGAAAGCATTAATATTGCCGGAAATTTTAATGGAAATCTCTATGTAAATAGTTCCGATACTCATTCCGAACCAGTTGGAGAATCTTTTGTAGCCGATGTAGTTTGGCAAGGAAGATTATATCGTATGGAAGTTGAAGGAAAAATGATGAATAAAAATGAACTTGCTGAACAACTTCAAGATGAATATCCTGGAGCAATAGTCCATAACATTTACCCATTAACACAAACTTCTTTGAAAATTAAAAGTTCGCAAAGATATCAACCAGAAAGATTAAGTTGGACTGATTAATTATGGCACAATTTAATAAAAGCACGCAGGACTTTCTGAACCAAGAAAGGACTCTTTTTGAAGTGAATATGATCGCCAACAAGAATGGTGAAGTTGTAACATTAACTAATCCATTCCCAGTTACAGGAACTGTTGGAATACAAACTGGATTAGGAATAACCATTAATCCAGATACAACTGCATATGATGCTTTTGGTAGACAAAGAGTTTCCGAACCATTTACCCTTGGTGACTATAAGCATCTCTATGCTATTGATACTAATTTTATAGAAAGTTATTCTGGAGCAGGATCTACCGTATCTTTCGCAATAAACCAAGCAGCAGCAAGATTGCAAACAGGTATTGGAAGTACAGCATTTTGTATCCATCAAACAAAGTTCTACCATCATTATCAACCAGGAAAATCGCAATTAATTTTTAGTTCTTTTAATTTCTATGCACCTCAACAGAATGCAACGAAAAGAACTGGATACTTTGATGATAGAGATGGTATTTTCTTGGAACAAGTAGGTCTTAGTACATCTGATGGTATTAATGCTGGTATAGGAACTTATAACTGGGTCATTAGAACTTTTACGAGTGGAATTGCGACAGAGACAAGAATTCCACAATCACAGTGGAATAAAGATAAGTGTGATGGAACTGGTGCTTCTGGTTTTCATGCCGACTTCACAAAAACTCAACTAGCATTTATTGACTTTCAGTGGTTAGGTGTTGGTAGGGTTCGTTGTGGTTTTGCTCACGATGGAAAACTAATTACAGCACACGAGTTTTATCATTCAAACAACAATCCAAAAGTTTATATCTCAAATCCAAACTTACCAGTTCGTTGTGAAATAAGAAATACTGCTGTTGGTGTTGGGGCATCATTTGACCAGATTTGTTCAACTGTTGCGAGTGAAGGTGGTTATGTTGAAAGTGGTATTGACTTTGCATATACAATGACTACAACAAGAACTACACCAACTCCTGCAGGAACAGAATTTCCATTAGTTGCAATTCGTCTCAAAAATACTTTCCAAGGATATCCAAATAGAATATCTGTAAGATTGAATAATATTTCTATTCACTGTGAAACAAATAGTATCATTTATAAAATTGTAAAACTTCCAAGTTCTGCATATATTGGTAATGCAGGAACCCTTACTTGGACTTCTTCATCTGCTAATAGTGGAGTTGAAGTTTGTGTAGATGCAACAACTTATATTGATGGTGATGAATTTACATCAGGGTATGTTCCTTCTGGTGCATCACAAAACTCACTGTCTCCAGTTGCATCTGGAGCACTTACATCAGCAAAGAAAAATATTATTGTTCAAAATATTGACTCAACAAATTCAGAAATTTATGCAGTTATTGTAAGAACTATTACAACAACTGGTAATGCAACTGCTTCTGTTGCAGCAGCACTTCAGTGGAGAGAAATTTATTAAGGTGAAATTATGAGTGAAGTATATCTTGGCAATCCTAATCTAAAAAAAGCAAACACAGCAATTGAATTTACGGAAGAACAAATTATTGAGTTCTTAAAGTGTAAAGAAGATCCAGTTTATTTTGCAAGAAATTACATTAAGATTGTGTCTTTGGATCACGGTCTTGTTCCTTTTGAGATGTATCCATTTCAAGAGAAACTCATTGATAATTTCCACAAGAATAGATTTAATATTTGTAAGATGCCCCGCCAGACGGGTAAATCTACAACAGTCGTTTCATATCTTTTACATTATGCAGTATTCAATGATAATGTGAATATTGCTATTCTTGCTAACAAAGCATCTACTGCAAGAGACCTACTTGGAAGATTGCAACTTGCTTATGAAAACTTACCTAAGTGGATGCAACAAGGTATCATATCATGGAATAAAGGTTCACTAGAATTAGAAAATGGCTCCAAAATTTCATCTAACTCTACTTCTTCATCTGCTGTCCGAGGCGGATCCTATAATGTCATCTTTCTTGACGAGTTCGCTT